TTCAAATTTTCGTTCCGTTTATCCCTGTGATCCCCAAACCCTATTTGAGGGTATTGATCAGCACGTATCCGCAGCCGTTATCGAAAATCTTCCGGTCGTAACCCTGATCTTGCACCTCAATCCGGTCACAATCTATTTCCGGCTTAAACCAGGTTCTGGTGATCCGTCCACCCCGGTTGAAGGTCAGTCCCCAAGTGGTATCCTTCAGACCCATCTGCGGATTGACATAACCGATCCAAACGTAATCACCCCACAAACCGGAGAGAACGGCTGCCTGCCCTTGCATGGCCGTATTCTGGATAGCGTCTGCTTCGACTACTCTTAACCCTCTCAAAACCGGAGGCAATCCCCCAAGGGTTAAAAGATCGTCCCTGGTATATTTCACCAGTTCGGTGCAGGCTGGATGCCGGGAAAGGGCAAGGGATGTCAGATAGGGAATCATGATCGTGTTAGCTCTCTTTCCCCGCGCCGTCCAGATCTGTTTCTTAGCAATATCGATGTCATCCAGAGGCTTTGAATCAGCGGAATCGAACTGATCCCAACATTGACTATCCGTCAGGGTCCGGTAATGGCTGGATGAAGCATATCCCGCTGTAGTGGTAATCAAAGAATATGCCTTGAATTCCTTGGCCAGATCCAAAAGCATAGTGACATATTCGGTGGTACCGATGTCAGCCAGAATCGGTGGATCGGCATTGGCTCGTTCGTCCGGTCCCACATCATCATGCAAAGCATGGGGAATGCAAGAATAGTCAATGGCGGTTCCGAGATGCCGAACCACTCCGTTGGATTCTGTCTTCGGCTTTCGGATGGTAGAAACTTCCTGAAGATGCTCTGCTCCGTAAACCGGGACTTTATCTTTATCCTTGACCACAGGTTGGTCGGGAAAAAGTATATCTCCGATAAAAGCGTTGTTCCGATACATTTTGCTTATCTGCGTGAGATAAGCGGAGATGTGAACTTCGGAAGGATCGAGAAACTTTAAAATCTTGACTGGTTTTTCGCCTAACAAGATTATTTTATCCATCTTTTTGCTCCTTTAAAGTCATGTTAGTTATCGATTCATTTTAAATTCCGGATGTTTCAACCACGATTAGGTGGCATACCAAGCTGGGTTAATCAATGCCGGAATCTCGTCGTTTTGGGCAAGTGCAGCCCTAAGCGCCTCGCCCAAATACTTGTGATTAGCCGTTGCGATGGCGACTTTTCCGGTGGCAGCAGCGGAATTGATCTTGTCACCTTTGGAAATGGTCGTGTTGGCCTTCACTAAAGAAACTCCAAGAACTCTGACACGAACCGAATCCCCGATAGCGGCTGCCGTATCTTGCAGAATTCCAATACTGGTAGCCACTTCAGCAGTAGCAAGCAGGACTCCATCGTCACCCGTTCCCAGCATGACTGCTACATAACGAGTAGCCATTACTTCTTCTGCCTTGTACGTTAAATCCAGAACTGGTATTTCATGTGCTAAGGTCTGACTCATTGTAATCTCCTTTTAATTTAGTTTTACTTAAATCCAATTACTTCTTTCAGTTAACTCCTTTCCCCGGAATCCTAAACTGTGACCGATTGATCCCTGAATACCTGGATCAGAGCATCCCGGTACGGGATCTTCTTTTCCACGGCTAACGCCTGAGCCTTGCCATCCAGGTCAATTGAATCCTGATCAATCACTTCACCGTCATTGATCACTTTGAAATTCAGACTGGGTCCTGGGGCGTTGACTGGTCCGGATACCTGTCCGAAATACACCGGAGCACCTTTGATCTTATTGGAGAAAAGATCGATGGCGAAGTCAATAACCGGGATCTCTTTCTTCTCAGCTCCCTCACCAAAGGTAAGTTTAATTCCTTCCGGCTGCGCCATCAGGAACTGCTTCAAGCCAGCATCGACGTAAGCCGGGGTAATCTTCTCATCCTTGAGAAGCTGGAAAATCTCCCCATCGATCCTTTTCTCCTTGGCAACTATATCCTGCTGCGAAAACCGGATCTGGCTGGCATCGATCTTTTCCTTGAGTTGCTTATTCTCTTCGGTCAGAACTTTTACCTGGTCACCGAAAGTTTTGGTCAACTCGGATATTTTAGCTTCAAAAGCATCAGTCTGCTTTTTCATTACTTCTTGGAATTCTTTTAACTCCATTGGTACCTCCATCTTTTTTGGTGCTTTAAAGGTTTTCAAATCTTCGGATACATAGATGCCCGGACCATGCTTATCAGTGAACGATGCAAACTGATTCTGAAGCCCTTTGACCTGTGGGGGATGCGCCCCCAACCAGGTAACCGCTTTCAAAACCAATTTCCCCGTCCCTTCGAAGTCAGTCCAGAGTTCTACACTCCGCTTTTTATATTTACCTTCTTTAACCCACTGCTTCAATTCATCGCTGATTTGCCTAAATTTCGCCATGAGCTTATCACCGGAGCGCCACAACTTTTCTACCCAACCATAAGCCGGACCGTCATCGGCATGATTTAAGGTCGCCGGTGGCTCATGGTAAGCCGGATCGAAGTTTGCCACAATCTCATCCAGATTCTGGGCAGTGAAATTTCCCTGCGGATAAGTCCCGACTTCGAAGATTTCGACCTCATCAAAATTCGGATCAGCCACCTCCGCCATCTTCACCCATTCACCTTCTTTGTTTTTCTCATATCCAGATTTCTTCACAGCAGAAATCGCTACCCTGGCTGCATACTCTTCCTTATCTCTTCCTTCGGGGGTATCCTCATAGGCGGAATTATATGCCGCCAAGTATATTGCTTGTGCATGTTCGGGCATATCCTTTACCCAATCAGGTAAAGTCTGTTTTGTGTATGGCATAATTTTCCTCCTATGCGGCTCTGTTTCTGCCAACAATATGAATCTCAAAGGTGATAACTGGAGTAGTACCACCCACGGTGCATTTCGCCCGGACGTATCGTAGGAATCCAAACTCGGTGCCGTTGGGGATATAAAGAGTCTTTTTCCCCACTGCCGTGAACTGAGCAAAAGTATGAAGTGTATCCCAATCCGCATCATTCATGCTGTGCTCCAGAACCACATCCAGAGTCGGAGTGATTCCGCTCATATTTTCACAGTTGACCATTATTCCCATTTCACTGTAATTCAGCAAATCCTGGCTGTCGGTATAGGTTACCCCCACCACAGTCTTTGTATCTAGTGGCAATAGTTCAATATCTATCGGGGCTATATTTGCCATTTTTAACCTCCTCGTTTTGTTATCTTGAATGTCTCTTTAAATAGTCTGCCATTTTTGAAGTTTTTATCGAACTATCATCTAAAAATCCCATAGCCGTATTGCAACGAGAACATACCAATTCACGAACTTTTCCAGTAACATGGTCATGGTCAATAGATAACCTCGAACGTACACGTTCCGTTTCTCCACAGATAGCACACATTCTATTTTGTTCCTCTAACATCTTTTCATAATCATCAGGAGTAAGGTTATATTTATATTTGAGTTGTCCCGCACGCACTTTCTCTGGATTATGTTTGCACCATTGAGGATGATATTTCTTTTTATATTCCCTTCTCTGTTCAGTATTAATTCTATGATATTTTTTCCGATATTCTTTCCTCTGTTCAAAATTGGATATACGCCCTCTCTTATCTTGTTCTTTTGCTTTCACAGGATTATCTTTGCGCCAGTTACGTCTTTTCTCGTTAACACAGTTCTTACAAAAAGCAGAAAGGTTATCTTTTTCCCTCTTGTCTTTACCAAACTCTTTATTGGATTTATTCTCTTTACATTTGCTGCAAAATTTCATTTCCCAAATCTCCAACAATAAAAAAACCGATCTCCCCGCAACTTACGGGTTTGATCGGCTTGGGGTATATCCAGTGTCCGATACTTCTATTTAGTTTTTATATAACTATCTTTGTTCTATCTCCCATGTTTTAGGATCGACTTTTCTCCTTACAAAATCCAAATCCCCCTTTAGTTCTTGCAATAAAAGCCGAATACCCAATAAACTTTTATCTTTAATTGCTCTATCTTCCAATCTATCTGCATAACCACGCAAACGAGAACTAAAACCATGTGCCATATCTAAAGGGTTTTCAGCATCAATCGCTTTTTTCATCTTACCCACTTCTTCTATAAGACCCATCAAATTCTCCGATAAGACTATTTAGATTTTACTTCTCCATTCAAATTTTAATAAAATTCCTTTTCTTTTTTCATCTCGTCAACCTCTTGCTCTCTTCCTCTATCACTCCAGGCAACGGCTTCTTTGCATCGATCATATTCGTTATCCCACCCTTGAACCAGTTCAATTCAAACTTGGTCTTCCCCGTAAACTTCTCCTCACTCTTTCTACATAGGTAATTTAAGTATGGTTCAAGGGTTTTGTCAAGCATAATCTCTACTCACATTACTATGCCTATGTTATCATCCAAAGAACTATCAATCAAAATGGTCAATCCAGAATATTTGGTTAGTTCTATTGAAGAAGAAGTAGGACTTAATTTTGATAGTTCTTGATGAAGCCATCTTTGCGTCATTGAATTCATCCGTATATATTCCGGTCTTTTACCTGTTTGGATTTCGACCGCCTTAATTGCTTGATTTATTTGTTCGTTGAAAGTCCCTAAGAGAGCCATCATTCCCCCTTCAGTATCTTGGCTATCTCATGTTTCGGTTCGTTCTCCACGATGTCAACGATCCGGGAAGCCAGTTGACCGAAGAAGATTCCCTTGGTCTGCCGGACTCCAAACTTCAGATCTTTCTCCAGAAACCACTTGGTCAACTTGAGCTTCTTCGCAACCGAATCAGGCTTTTCGTCTTTGTTAATTTTGATAACCTGATCCAATTCTTCACTTTTCTTTTTTAATACCATCTTACCAGACCTCGCCTTTTAAGAGTTCAATTTCAGCTTCCGCCAAGGCGGACATGATCAAAACATTGTCACTGGGTGCAGTGCTTCGGAAAAGCCAGCACCAATTTGCATCGGTCAGGAAACTAAAGCTGGTCTCCGGAGTTATCATATTCTCCAGACCATAAGTCATCGAATCGCTGACCAAGCAAATCGGGAACATCCCGCTCTTTTTAGTCCCCTTGATAACATTGATAAATTCCATAGCACCTTCCAGTTTTATTCTAAGCATTATTCCTCCTTTAGCGTAAAAGTCCAAAGATCGTCGCAATTCGGATGTGGCAACCCCATTATCTCCGCATCCGCTAAAGTATATGGATTATGGCTCGCCACCTCCTGGCAAATATCACACGACGCCGGATCGACTAAGAAATGCGCCTCCACCGGCAAACCCGATTCTTTTACCATAGCAGTACCAGCAAAATCAGCAGCCCGGGAGATTTCCGTCTTAGCTATTTGATTCGCCTTCCAATCAGCCATGGCAGGAAATTCTTTTTTGATCTGCTTGGCTACATCAATAGCACTGATTTCCTGATCAAAAAGCATCCGTGCTTTATCCTCAAAAAGTTTCTTCAGAGCATCACCCATATCTTCAATCGTTCCCAACTCATAGGTTCGCCGCTTGAAATAATCATCCATCAGATCGGTAAAGACCTGCTTGTTCACCGTCACTTTAAGTTGGTCTGCCATACTCTGAGCACCCAAAGCAATCGCTTCTCTCTGTGCTTCATCCAGAATATTACCGATTTGGGAATTATATTTATTAAGCATCATTTCCTCAAGTGCCGTTCCTAACGGCTTACCACTTTCGATGACAACCAGATAATCATCTTCCAGACTTGCTATTAGCTTTTTGATCTCTCCGATATATTTGTTCCTCAATTTAAGTGTGGATGCGATCCGATAACCTTTCGCCGCGAAGGTCAAGACTTTTTTTTTACGCTCCGAGAAGGGGAACGCACCACCGCCTCGCTGTGGAGGCTCTATCAAAATATCCCCCTCTTGTGGTTTAGGTATGTTGTATTTACCGTAGAGGTAATCTTCCCCCACTTTTAAGCCTATATCGCTTATCAAAATCTTATCTCTCCGAGCCACCGCCTCGGATGTATCTTCATCCTGATAAGAAATAGAAAGTTTCGGATAGGCAGTTACATTGGCAAAATTATAATCCACCAACCAGGGTATAAGCTGATGATTGATCCCGTCCATCAGGAGTTCGCAATCATCAACAGTATATTCATATTTCGTATCTTCATGGACCCGACCTAAAGCCATCGATCCGACCCGATCCCCTTCTCCGGAGGTCAGAGTCTGCCCGTGAATCGACTTGGTAATCATCTTATCACAATACTCGATAAATGAGAGATAGCCCGCATCACCCCGGCGGACAGCTTCCAAGAAACTTAAATCCAAACCTACGGGCACTCTTAATCCGGTTGCATTCTGTAGTGTATCGAAAACTGCAGAGAGAGCTTCTTTTTGTTCAGTGTTTAACGTAGCAGGATATTTAGCCAGAATGGTAGGAGAGCCGAATTTCTCCATGAAGATACCCCACCACTTCAACGCATTCTTCTTGAACCAGTAATAATAATAAATCTCTTTAAGTGCAGCATTGCCGTAAGGATTTTCGGCAAAGGGTTCGTTTCGAAGATAAAGGAATTTCCGGTCTGGAAGTGGTTCTCCGGAGAATGGATTTGCTATAGTCAAAAGCCTCAAATTATAATCTTTGTCAAAGACGAACCGGGACGGATTTCTACCCAGCAGATCGACCGGAACAATCTTTTCATCCCGCCATCCCCACAGAATCTCCGATACCGAAAGACCTTTCGGAATACAATCCATCAGTTCATACCAACTCTCTCTCCGGCGTTGATAGTTGAACGCCCATATCACAAAGTCGGCAATTTGTTGGTCCCTATTCTTCTCTGATGCTGGCATAATATCCCAAGCTTTATTTAGTACCGCTTTCTTCCGACTCCGAAGACAGGAGGCTATCTGTGGATCTTTATCGATCATTTCCTGGTAGAGTTCCAGTCCTTTACCTTGAGCTTGCGTCGAGGATAATATCCGGTCCGGGTTCATCATTATCTCCCCGACGAAATACTGCCAGCCCTGAGATGACTTAGAGATAGATGCTACCTCTTGCATCACCGGAGCGCCAACGGCTTTCTCATAATTCTTATTCAGGAATTGCAGAATTTTGCCCAAACCTAAAATATCTTTCATAATTTAAAAGTCCTTTAGGGTAGTCATATCTCTTTTTTGCCCGACAGTTGAAGGGTTACCAATAACCCTTGGTGACCTTAATCCCCAGCA